TTTAATCAGCGGAAACTTCAATCACGGTGTACCACTTGGTAAGGTAACTGTATTCGCAGGTGAATCAGGGGCCGGCAAGTCTTACATCTGCTCCGGTAACTTGATTAAGAACGCACAAGATCAAGGCATCTATGTTATTCTGATTGACTCAGAAAACGCATTGGATGAGGCTTGGTTACACGCATTGGGTGTCAAGACCACAGACGATAAAATGTTGAAACTCAACATGGCTATGATTGATGACGTGGCTCGTGTTATCAGCGACTTTGTTAAAGAATACAAAACTCTGCCAGCCGATGATCGTCCAAAAGTCATGTTCGTTATTGACTCACTTGGCATGTTACTTACTCCTACTGATGTGAATCAGTTTGAAGCAGGTGAAATGAAGGGTGACATGGGTCGTAAGCCTAAGGCATTGACCTCTCTTGTTCGTAACTGTGTGAATATGTTCGGTAGTTTGAACATTGGTATGGTGTGTACTAATCACTCATACGCATCTCAAGACCCGTACAACCCTGATGACAAAATCTCAGGCGGCGCTGGATTCATCTACGCAAGTTCTATCGTTGTAGCCATGAAGAAACTCAAGCTGAAAGAAGACGAAGATGGTTCTAAAGTATCTGAAGTACTTGGTATTCGTGCTGGTTGTAAAATCATGAAGACTCGCTACGCAAAGCCCTTTGAAGATATTCAACTTCATATTCCATACTCAACTGGTATGAGTCCATACAGTGGATTCTTTGATCTGCTTGAGAAAAAGGGAATGATTGCCAAAGAAGGTAACCGTTACACTTACATTGATCTGAATGGTGTTGTTCATAAGTACTTCCGTAAGGAATGGAACAAGAACGCCAATGGCATTTTTGATCTGGTAATGCTGGAGTATGAAGAAAAGAATAAATCAGTAACTGCGTTGGCTACTGAGGATGAGGAAGAAGAAGGAGTAACTGAATGAGTTTAGACATGATTTCTGAAGTGTGGGAAACATTGCGTTCTCACATTGATGCTAATGATCGTAAAGATGCCGCCGATTCGTTGATCAATTTATTGATTGACCACAACTACGAAACAAGTGATATTAAATCTGAATTCAAGGGTGATAAAGATGTCATGGCTGCGTTGAAGTATTATGCTGAACAACATGAAGTTGAAGAAGAATACGAAGATGACGGCGACGACGATGAAGACAACAGCGACGACTATTAAATGAATTGGTATACGCAAATATCATCTGACCTCAGTGTGATACCTGATTTTATATCTCACCACGATGCGCAGTTATATGCTGCTAAGGTAGATGTAAAAATCTCAGGGAACATTGAGAGAAATATTGCTGCGTTACCGGGTATCACTGAACGCCTCTTCAACCAACTACAGGAAGTTGAAGCGGTGCTTGAATTTTTAAATCTACAGCTACGAAAACTACGCCGTAAGCATTTTCAAAAGTATCTGGAAGCGTACAACCGAGCATTGACAAGTCGTGATGCTGAACGATACACAGATGGTGAAGAGGAAGTAGTTGACTTTGAAACACTAATCAATTCAGTTGCTTTTTTACGCAATCAGTATCTTGGAGTCATCAAGGGCCTGGAGAGTAAAAACTTTATGCTAGGGCATATTGTTCGTCTCAGGACAAGTGGTATGGAGGATATTTCACTTAATTAAATCGGGTAAACCTCATATTGACAAGATATGAGGTTTCCGCTATAATAGTCGTATCTTAACACAGGTACCATATGGCATACTCTCCCCCTAATCTCTCATCCATCAATACTGTTTGGGAAAATATCTTTTCTGATAAGTCTGATACACTAGTAAACAACACACCATGGGTTCATTCAGGTCTTAGAAAAGTAGAATCATTTCAATCTACTGAAGATTTACTGGCACTCGCGGTAACTTGGAAACGATTGCGAGACAACAATATCACACACAATGTCAGCAGCTTAAAAGATGATGAATTATTTAAGTTCGTCATTGAAGAAGACCGCATTCTTGCTAATACAATTAGGGATTATTACAGCAAGAAATTAATGTTGACGGTTCTGAAGGAAATACCTCTTACTAAATTCAGAAAAGACCTGAACACCTTTATTCATGGGTCTGGGCTAGAGTTTACTGAATCAACTATTCCCCTGGTTTACCGTCTACCTGAATTTTATGAATACGATACCGCAATGGATGTATTGCGAAGAGACTTGGTCAGCATCCCCTCAACTCAAAGCTTTAGTAAAGGATCTGACTCACTTATCCCAGTAAAGTATTTTAAGAGAAAACTAGCAGGTAAAGTGCGACATGAATATTGGCTCAAGACAGCCAAGAATCACAGTGCTATGATTTTAATTGATGATGCCAATCCACTTCAGCATATGTGGGACCGTGAATTTGCCAAGGACCATATTGACATTGCTGCCGATTATATAATTACCAAGCGCGATGACTTTTCCTTTTATACATTGAAGAAATGGCAATTAGTAGTTGACTGATAATCCAAAAGGTGTTATAATAGATACTTAAACAGCAACAAGGTCACTATGAAATCACTGAAACAGTCACAAAAAGTTCGCATTATCGTATCCGGTGTTGCGATTTACACGACAGTGAAACAAATTCGCTTTGGTCTGTTTGGGTTCACAAATCAAAATCTTGGTGCTAATCAAGCTCTAGCTGCTCTTGAATCCGCGCGCCGCACGGATTCAGTGGCTGACAGAACCGTTGGTCTTGCTGGAACTTGGTCACAGCTTCAAATTCAACTTGATATTCTTTAAATTTCGGTTGACATTTAATCCGAAATCTGCTATAATAGACTCATAGACAGCAACAAACAGGACTTAAAATGAATGAACGAATTAAAGAACTAGCCGATCAGGCAGGTGTACGAAGCATTTATTTTAATGAAGCTGATAATATTCAAAAGTTCGCCGAGTTGATTGTTAGAGAATGTGCTAAATCAATTGAAAAAACAATTGAGGTCAATTGTGATACCGATGATGAAAAGATGGGTTGTGAATTTGCTATTACGGATTTACTAGAACATTTCGGAGTTGAAGAATGAATGAACGAACGAACGAATGTCGGCAAATTTCGGTTGACATTTAATCCAAAAGCTGTTATAATATACACATACAGCAACAAACAGGACTTAAAATGAACATTGGCACTATCATCAAATCGTTTGACTTCCCCGGTAATTTGAACTGCTACATGGTTGGTACAGTGACTAAAGTAGAAGGTGACTTTATCACTTGTGATACAATCAAGCAAGTATTCGACGGTAAAGCATTGCCCAATGAACAATTCAACAAAGAATTCCGTACAGTAGCACAAGGCTCTGGCATGTTTGATGCTACATTTCAACGCATCGTTGAACTGGCATAATATGTTTCGCAAATTACTTTCAATCCAGTGCGTTGAATGTCAGGAAGTTCGCGTTTGGTTCTGGCAACGACAATGTTCTTTTTGCGATCCAGGCGAAGGCAAAGTATCGACTTGACATTAAATCACTTTTCTGCTATAATAGACTCTTAACTTACTTACTCTGAGAAATAAAATGAATCAAACTACTAAACAATCTTCTACTGGTGGCGTTATCACTTACACAAAGACCGGATTGATTCACAAACAAAAATAAAGATTGACGATAAATCATTTTTCTGATATAATAAAAGTCAGGAGAGTGTAAAAATGGGAATCTCCAGTGTTCAGGAAGTTATAATGGTCAAGT